TGGATAAGAATAGCGACCACGGATTGTCGCGGCTGTCCTCATCGGGCGCGCCGGAGGCGAAGGAGATGGATAACGTTGATTAGTATTTGAATAATCGAAATGAAAACAAAGGTCATTATTACTACTGGGATATACAGTAATAATAATGTCGTATGCTTATTATATTCTAAATTATTTTATCTACCATTTCTTGGTAAATGTAACATTGGCGTTCCAACCACTAGACTGGCTGTAGCCGCCACCAAAACTAAGAGATGAATTCTTTGCTTCAGCAGATGAGGCAGAAAAATCGGTAGAAGACATGGTCTTCGGGTGTGTAAATTGAAGAGTTCTCATGTAAGAATGAATAATGAATTATATTATAGGATAATATTATTTATTATTTATTATAATTCGAAGATTAAATTGTTTATTATTACTAGTCGTGTGAATTCGTTACTTAGACGGACTGCGCGACACAGTAATAATAATCATTAAAAACTGTTTTGTCTTTGACACTTCGACTCATTTTGGCGGCGGAGAAGCCTTCGGCAGCAGCTGCTTTGGCGATTGTATCCCATGTCTTCAAGACTTGGTTTGAATTGACAAGGCGTTTCTCGACTTTCTTACCGGTGGTTGAAATTTGGACGCTAATCACCGGATTCGCCTGTCCTTGAATAACGGCTTGTGTCATCTCGTAATAACTTTTTTTCAGTTCGAGACCGTAAAACCCTTCATTGCCGCAATTTTCACTCCACACCGTCGCTTTTAGAGAATTCGGGCACGCATTTAGGTAGGTTTTCAGGTTCTTCATGTCATTTTCACTTACCGTCTTCCCTATACTAAGTTTCCATTTTTGATATTCCTTTAATAATACAGTATTCAGAATTTTGCCTGTGTCGGAGAATTTACAGCATTCGAATAAAAAGGTCTCGACATTATATTGCTCTGGGTTTTCAGCGGGATTTGAAATCATTTTCTTATATTCCACCGTTTTCAATTTGATACCTTGGTAGCCATGAATATTTTGGATACGCTTGGGTTTGAATCGGACATCCAAATAATGTTTTAACGCGTGGAAGGTTTCTTTCGCTGGTTTCGTATGCGACCATAGACGGAATCGTCCTTCAAGATTTACGGATTCTTCTTCGACATCGGGACGCACGATACAGCATGTCGCGACGAACTCGTCGAACTTTTTCGTCATTTCATTTTCGGGGAGAAGAATGTGCTGGGTGAAGGGAGATTCATTTTCGCTTGCGACGACTTGAAGTGTTTGGGATTGTTGCGCGATCTTCTCGTTGAGTTCATTATTGGCGAGTGTGAGGTCGTGGATGGTCTTTTTTTTCGATTCGAGGTCGTTAGCAAGCTTCGCATTTTCGGCTTCCAATTCTTCATTGCGTTGAAGCAGTTTGTTGAAATTTTCCATATTATACATCCTAGCGTGAATAATATCCTCAATATGTTTTGTCAAGCGGGCGATTGTAAAATTTGTGTTGTCATATGCGATGATTTCGGTTTTGTTTTTACCGGCGACTTCAATCGTGCGAAGTTGGCGTTTGATTTTCGGATGTGCTTTAATGTGGTTCTCGATTTCGACTTTGTTATGGACTCTAAATGCTGCGGCGAGGATGAAGTTCGTGTATTTCTTATGGTGGTCGGCAACGCGGGTGGCGAGGTTGTTGGTGTGGCCAAACTTGATGAGTTTCTCATTTTCGGCGTTGGTGTTGTCGATGGTGCCGAAATAAATACACTCGGTGTTAACTGGGAACTGGCTGATGAGGGTTTTCTCGACTGCGCGTTTCTTTTCTTGGGTGAGGGTGATGGTGGCTTGGTTGAGTTGCGCGTTTGTTTGTTCGAGTTGGGCGCGGAGTTCGCTTGTCTCAGTGTCAAGGATTTGGTGGAGTGTTTCTTCCATTTTCACGTAGTACTCGTGGATTTCACCGGCTTTCTTGGTCTGTGCTTTCAGGCAGAGAAGTTTGAAGCATCGGATGGTGAGTTTGATGGTCTGCTTGTTGTGGCCGCCATGTTTTTTGGGTTTGTCGGAACCGGATTTGTTTGGTGAATGAGGTAGTTGGTCTTCATCTGTTTCGGATGAAGTGACAATTTTATAATCAATATCAAGTTTGAAGTTGGCTTCAACCATCGGTTTTACGTGCGCCTTTTGACTAAATCCTAACCATTTCCAAACGTGATCTAAATCAACTACAAAATCGGTATTCTTATCATAATTGAGGTAACAATAAAAGCTAGCAACAAACAATTGCTGTTCGAATGTGCTGAAGTTTTCTTGAAGTTTCGCAATGAGAAGATTGTTGTATTGTTGTGACAACCTTGTAATCGGGTTTTTCTCGATGAGTTCAACAATGTTGAGGGTTGCCGAAGAAGCAGTGGAGGCAGAAGAAGCGGAGGACATCGTTGTGAGCGTATGTTATACTATGTATAGACGGATGTCTTTAAGTTGTTTTCGCGATGCGAAAATAAATATGCGAAACCAATATTCGAAAACTAGTTAGACTGAAATCTTGCTCTCATATCGCCGAGAGCAAGATTTCATAAATTGGGTTGAAATGCTAATTTCGCTATCTTTATACACCCAAATGTAAAGCAACTTTCCCTCACCACTTACTCTTCTTCACATTTATCTTCGGTCCCTTGCTATTTTTCGCAGCATTAGGGTCATATGACTGCTCTCCTTCATCATCAGAACCAAGATTCTTGGAGATTTCCCAAAACTCCTTACTGCCGAGCTTGAATGGCCCGTGCTGCTGTGCCTTATACCAGAAGATTTGGTCTTGTAATTTGTTCGATTTTGCGTTATTATTGATGACCAGACACTCATAATTCTCGGTGCACTGATCCATGACCTGACAAAAGCTCTCAAAAGTGGGGAACATACCCGCATAATTGTCGTAGATTCGCTTACGATTCGCAATATATGGCTCGCGGAGAATAAAAACATAGTCGATATTCGTGCGGAGATTCGGCGGGATACCCAATGGATACCCCATTGTGATGACTAACATGATCTTCCAATGACGGCCGTTCATGAAGAGGAGGCGCATCATCACGTCCTTCGTCCATTTGTTATCATACAAGCAATCATCCAAAACAACGAACGTCCTTGGATCAATGGATGACTTTTTATATGTATCCATTTCCTTTTTGACTTGTTTTAGGACTGCTTTTTGGCGCTTGAGAATATTCTCAATAATGGCGGTATTATACGCATCATGGATGAATAGTTTTGGCACATGGGCGGCGAAAAAGCCGTTGCCCGCCTCCGTTCCGGAGATGACGGTTCCAATCGGAATATCTTGGTGGTGAAACATCAAGTCCTGAACGAGGAAACTTTTACCGGTATCACGACGCCCGATGAGCACGATAACGGGACCCTTATTTTCATCGGGGCGAAAGCTGATTGCCTTCATATCGAATTTCGCGAGCTCTAAATTCATCTGCTATACCTTTGTTGATACAGACAACGTATATTTTTTTGCGAGGGTTTATACGAATCATGAATGCGACCATATACGCCGCCCGTTTAAAACCGATATAAAACTTCTATCGAACAATCATATTATTATTGTATTTTAGGAATAAAATGAGAACCACTACATCGAAATTTCAACTACACTACCGAAAACATAAATATACACCAGACAGGATTGACTCGGCGCTATTGTATGATATTCAAAATTATATACCGATATATTCTAGATTTTTTTGTATCAACGAAACCAATTACAACGGGATTCAGTTGAACCAAAAGTATTATCTACAAAATGTTATTGAACATCCTAGACAAATCATGGGAGAAACAATCCGCAATGACAATCTGTCTACTACATCTCTAAACCATTTAGAAACTGTAATCGGAGATGACGCTGGAAATACAACGAATGTTCCTATATTTGTAAAATACTCGCCTCTATTGGACCCCATTCGTTATTTATCTGGTAAATATGAACCGTTGGCGGGGATGGCGGCAAAATCGTCACTTCCTAGATACAATTCAACACCGGAAAACTGTGAAGAAAAAATGCTGAATACGAATAATTCATCCTATGTTGATGGATTTTTCTCGTATTTGACAAGTCGCACTCTTCATACACATGGTATTGTTCATGGATTAGACTATTATGGAAGTTATCTATGTAAACAACGCGAATTTTCAACGAATGTATTCGACGATATAGACTATTTGGCTGACTGTTCCTTTTTTAATACATACGAAAATGAACGTTTTACGATCGATTACTCGCAGTTCGGAGATGATGAATCGAGTATGCGTGATCATAAATGGTTGAAACTCCGTAATAAGTTGAATCCTGTATTGAATAAACCTATATCGATTCTAGAAGATGATGTATTTGATTTTGAACCAACGGTTATACAGTCATCGCCGCCGCCGTCGTCGTTGGAAGCAGCATCTCTCGATGTCGTAGAAATAAATGTTGATAGTTTTGAATCAAGAAGTGAAGAACAACAACATCAAGACGTGCTGGAAACAAAGATAAAGAACGCAACAAACGGAAATAATATGAGCGAAAGTAAACGAAAAGGTGACGACGACGGTAATGATGACAGCGACAGCGAAAGCGATACATCTCAGTCAAATTCATCGTATACGACGATTGACGATGACGATGACGATGACGACGACGCAAAAAATACCAAAAGTGAAAACAATAACGTCGACGATGACAATACTGAATCGAACGAAAGTGACTGTGATGACGGAACACATGAAACAGATACAACAACAGAAAACAGCGACATGACATCCTATACAGATTACAGCGATGACGAACAGATCATCGTAAAAATCAAAGACTTTCCAATCCAAGCAATTTTACTTGAAAAATGCGTGAGCACACTCGACCATATTATGATGCGAGACGAGTTAACAAAAGAAGAATGGACTTCACTCCTGTTTCAAGTCATCATGACGCTGGTCATTTATCAAAAGATGTTCGCATTCACACACAACGATCTTCACACAAATAACATCATGTTCATCGAGACTACAGAAGAGTTCATTTACTATCTCTACGAAGACCAGTTTTACAAGGTTCCAACGTATGGACGTATATTCAAGATCATCGATTTTGGCCGCGCGATCTACAAATTCAACGGAGAGCTTATATGTAGTGATAGTTATCATCCGAAAGGTGACGCGGCCACCCAATACAATTTCCCACCGTATTACAATCCAGACAAACCAACAGTCGAACCAAATTATAGTTTCGATTTATGCCGTTTTGCCTGCGCGCTTTTCGACTATTTCATTTATGACCTGCGCAAAGTAGATAAATTGTGTAAATCAGACCCGATCATTAAGTTAGTTGTAAAGTGGACAACCGACGACAAGGGGCGAAACGTCCTCTACAAATCAAGCGGTGAAGAGAGATATCCGGATTTCAAACTGTATAAGATGATCTCTCGTTCGGTTCATAATCATATTCCCGCGAATGAAATCCATGATCCGCTCTTCGACGAATACAAGATTACGTATAAAAAATACAAAAAACACGCAGCACTTGCGGCGAAGTTCTTGAAAGACGGTAAAAATACGCATATTATGATGAATGTGGATACGTTACCTATTTATTCTTATTCAGAAACATCTCTCGATGAGCAGGAACTCCATTCTTTGCGATAAACTCGATATTACGCATCGTCCATCCCATACTCGCACCAGAATGTCCAGTTTCCATATGTTCACCAACGAGCGTAACAATCCGATCATCGCCATAACTGAACATGAATCCACGATCACCTGGAGGACTGTAATTCGAAAGATATTTCCACACGCTGATTTTTTTCTGTTGGATTTCGGGTAATTGACCGACGCGAATAATCGCACGCATTCCATCGCGAATCATGTCTTCCGACAATCTGTCGTTCATGTAACCCAAGTAGCAGTAACGCACCGCATCCAAAGTAAGAGGCCAATATTCTTCGTCCTTTTTAGAAGGAGAGACGCCCTCCAAATGAACATTCACGGTAACATGTTCAGGGGCAACGACGGCAGCAGTAGAGGCGGCAGAAGACATTTAGATAATGTATCGTAATGTGATGATGCTTTATCGTAATATAAACATAACGATTCAATTTTATCTTTATGTTTATGGTATTACACAGTAAATAAGTATTTGAATTATAACATAAAGTACGTTATTTATATATTGAGATTGTATATATAAATGACACGCGATACAATAACGATCGACGGTGTAACCTACGACATCACCGAATTCAAACACCCCGGTGGAAATATCATCAACTACGCGAAGAATTCTGCGGATGCGACCGAGGTATTTAACGAGTTTCATCATCGGTCATCTAAAGCGAAAAAGATGCTGCTATCACTCCCGCGTTATACTGATTCATCTGACACGACTCCAATTCAAACACTTGAAGAACTCACGCCTCGCCAAAAAGAAATGACGGCGGATTTTCGAGAGATGCGCGCCACACTCATCGAACAAGGATGCTTTGAACCTGATTATATTCATGTCTATTTTCGATTATTAGAAATTGCTTTTTATTTCGGTCTAGGAACATGGCTTGCTTCTTATAACATTTATGCGTCGATTCTCTCGTTCATCGCATTTAAAACCCGCTGTGGCTGGGTCCAACATGAATGTGGTCATCTTAGTTTTACTGGATCACGCAGGGTTGATCGCGCGATACAAACGTTCATGATGGGATTTGGAGGCGGCGAAAGTTCATCGGTATGGAATACAATGCATCAAAAACACCACGCTACACCCCAGAAAATCAAACATGACATCGATCTAGATACAACGCCACTTGTTGCTTTTTTCAATCGCGCATTTGAAGAGAATACGAATGGGAAAACAGCATCGCGGTTTATGAACCGGTGGTGGATGCGTTTTCAAGCATGGACGTTTTTGCCTATCGTCAATGGAATCATCGTCCATCTATTTTGGACGTATTACCTTCACCCAAAAAAGGTTTTTCAACGATTATATTCGGCAAAATCGAGAGAAGTATATATCGAAACCGCCTTTGAAGCGGTATGTATGACATGTTCTCATCTCTCGTTGCCCCTCATTTTCTATTCTGGTGGAGCAAGTAGAGGCGGCGTATTATGGTGTTATTTCCTCTTGATGGTCGTGAATTTCTGGAATTTCATCTATTTATTCGGTCACTTCTCTCTTTCACATACATTCACCGATGTAATTCCGGAAGACAAACATCTCTTGTGGTTTGAATACGCATTAGATCACACAGTAAACATTTCTACTAAATCACAGCTTGTAACATGGATTATGGGGTATCTTAATTTCCAAATCGAGCATCATCTGTTTCCGTCGATGCCGCAATATAAGAACGCAATTGCGGCACCATATGTTCGCAGATTTTGTGTGAAGTGGGCCAGCTCCGCGGGTTTGAAATACGTTGAACATTCGTATACAACGGCATGGCGGCTGATGTTATCAAACTTGAACCAAGTTGGAAAACATTATCATGAGCATGGTATTATGATAAAAGGTCATGAAGAACACGTGAAAGAAGAACTTCATTTGGATTAAAATCCGGGTGTATCCACAAATACAGCCGGCGCACCGCCACCGTTGCCGCTGCTGCTGCCACCGCCACCGCTGCTAATATTCTCAAACTGATTCAAAACAAATACTGCTAAAATCGATGACACACAAACCACGATCGAATCACGGATAAGGACCTTCACCGGTTTTTGGTTATCAGCGTCGACAAATCGCATTTCTATGAATTTCAATAAAAAATATACGATAGCGACAGATGCGCCGATGATTGCTAATTTTGTAGTGTTGAACATATATGATGGTGCTTACGAATATGAATGTATATAAAACACGTATATACATACAATTTCAATTATTTATTGGTTTTTATACGCGTCGCCACGCTAACCCGCCGCTACGATGTCTGGAACGCCATTATTACCGGTGGATAACAAACATAAAATATAAGACCTGCGATTGCTAAAAATACAAAAGAGAAAATGAAAATGAGTAAATCGATAATAAATATATTGTTATACCATTTGTTTTCTTCTTCGTCGCCGTCGGCCATGTTTGTAATATATGGCTATTTTTTATAAGTGGTGTGCTTACGCTTACGCTTACGCCAATACCTCAATATCATCTAATAAAGGCGGTGCGTTGAGTTCCTGTATCTCATTTAACGTATGAATATCGAGTGTATCCAACCGAATATCTCCGCCAATCTTTAATCGTCCTGAATCGCCTTCATCGTCATCCGCGTCATCGCCGTAGCTGTCGTCATGTGTTATATATTCGTTCTTTCTCTCAGAAGAGTCCGTTTCAAAGGTTCGCACCTCATTCTCTCCGAACGAAATGCCGCTACCGCCGCTGCTGCCGCTGCCGCTGCCGCTGCCGCTATCACCGCCATTTGTTATTGATGTCGAACCATTCGAGAGATTAGAACTGCCATTTAATTCACCTACGAAGTCAAGCTGGTCGATTGTAGGCGTCACACCACCACCATCACCGTTGGCGCCATTACCGTCGCCCCCATCACCGTCGGCGCCACCACCTACCCGATCGCGATGGCGTCTTCGACGTGTGCTTCCATGATGTTGACGCCGCCTCGCCGAGAGATTGGCGTCCTCTTCCGAGATAATCGGCTCTTGCTGAATCACCTCCTCATTTTCGGTAACTTCTACTACGTCTTCGATCGTATCTTCCAAATACATCTTAATCAGTTCCTCTACCGGTATATTGTCGCGAATCGTATTATAGATACACTCCTTGACAATAATCTCAAATTCGCGATTGTTGCGCTGTGTATGAAGCGGCTGAATTCCTCTCTCGAAAATATAGACGTTGGAATATACTTTTCGTGCGGTATTCACGTAAATTTTATGAATAAAGTCAGCTAATTGCGGAATCTTGATATCGACTTTCTTCTGTTTATTTCCAACACGCATCACTGTCATACACTTCAAATGGATGATATGAACACATGTTATCAAATCTTCTAAATATCCGCATGTGCTACGTTCCTTTATTCGCGCCGTCTCTTCCTTAATAATATTTGGGTTCCATTTCGGCACTCTCGAGAGAAGATTCTGAAACGTCATCAAATACTTGTCTTGTTCTTTGTTTCCAACACACAATTTCACAGCTTCATCAAAAATAGAGCGTATACCTTCTTGAATAAGTGGTGTCAGAATATTCACGAGCCGAGACGCCCATTCATTCTTTGATTCATATAGAGAAGTAACCGAATAATCATCCATCGCGCCGGTAGTAAGCCTAAAATCAATACTGACCTTACATAAACGAAATATTTTCTAAACTCAGATTACAACGAAATACAATAAAATGAAGAAAATAAAAGAGTAACAACTTTTCATTTCTAAACTCTTTACGAACCTTATCGAACATGATCAACATTTCATATCTGCGAATATCGTGAATATTTGGATGTTTATGAATAAAATCGATAATATCAAGACCGCAATATCCTTGTTCGTATAGCGAAACGGATAAATCGAGAATTTTTTCATAGTCTTTACATGAATATGTTTCTTCTGATTCTGGATCACATGCTCCCGCCGAGGCTGTAATAGTCCGTCGTAAAAAACTAGGGTGGATAGTTATCAATTCCGATAGATTGGTTTCTCTCGGTTTCGTTATTTTATTGGTATTACATACCTTATCGGCTAAATATGTGTGAAGATTAACGGTTGTGGCCGTCGCCGTGGTCGACTCGATAGAAGGATGCGGAATGTAGATATCGCAAAATCGCGAAAGAATAGGTTTCAATAGACTATCTTTATTTTCAACTACAATAAAGAATCGCGTGGAAGAACTGAATAGTTCAATACATCGTCGTAATGCGGATTGTGCGTCGATCGTTAATTTGTCCGCGTTCGTCAAGATAACCGATTTAAAAATCGCACCATCTTTCATGTCGATATTTGTCTTCGCAAAAAACTTCAATTCTTCGCGAATGAACCGAATGCCCTTTCCATGAGCACAATTCGCTCTCATTACATAGTTTTTTATTGCGATTTTATCACCACCGTATATCATGTTAATAAACCGATTTAGTATAAATGTTTTACCAGACCCATGTGTGCCATAAAATATGATATTCGGGATTTTGCGGTTCTTAATAAAAACGTCGAGCTTGTTATGAATATTTTTATGGATGTCTTGTAATTCCGGATTTTCTGTCATGATTACAACGATGGGTTGTAATAATGAATTAATAATGTTTAATTCCATTTCACAGGTGAATGGCGATTCTCTCAAAAATTAATCACTTGTTCATACGGTTTTACGTTCGATAATGTTCCTGGCATGTTGCTTTTGCCGTCGTTAGCATTGCTAATACCACCTGCCTCGCCGTCCGTGTAATAATAATTAGTAGTATAGTAATAATTCGTCGGTTTTGATGCTGCGTAAAATGGTGACTCTTCATCATATCCTTGCCCATTATACATACCGAGATACGCGGTTGCAGCGGGCGTTCCATCTTCATAGTAATACGCATTACGACGATCGGTGCGTTGGTTGCTCGCGGGGTCATTCGGGTCGATCCAGTTACCTACTGTGCGAATGATATTTCCAGCAGCATCGCGAATCGAGCCAAACAATCCAGAGCGTTGTTGTCCTTGTGATCGTGCTTGTGCTTGTGCTTGTCCGGTAGGACCGCGGATTGGACGACCATAACCACCGAAATTACGAGTAATTCCACGACGGTATATATCGTCTTCGTCAAGTGATGACGCGCTTGTTTCTCTCGCAATATCATCGTATTGTGTGCGTGTGCTCGCAAGCAGATTCTTCTCGATCTGGGTTCCATCTGGTAAATAAGTCGCCCAACGAATCACCTTCAGGCAATCTGCGTCGATGCGGCATGCGTCCGAACCAGTCTGTCCAGGATTGTTACACTTCCACGGGCATTTACGCATGAGCAAAATATTATTTCCGTCGGCGGATTTGACGACGTTGCCGCTTGCGTCCAAGCGAAAAATATTCTGGCAATTGCCTTCGTTACTTGATAATGTGGACGGTTCAGCACATTTACGCACATGACCATCATCGCCATATCGCCAATTGGCACCATCATACCATGAGTCGGGATGGCTCGCGATCAGGCGGTTACGGCGGGCGATTGCGACGTCATATTTGAGCTGTGCGTCCGTTTTCGCAGTTGTAGTGGTGGCAGCACGAAGCGCACGATACGCACTTTCATACTCCTTCTGTGCTTCGATCGCCCAGTTCATCTGGCGTTTCACATCGGAAATCAAAATAGATGATGCTGCGCTAGTTACGTAGGTTGTTCCATCACTCGCGGTTCCGGAGCTTGTAGGTGTGCCGGTGCTAACCGCTGTCGCCGCCCTTCTTTGGATAGCTGGAAATGTGTATTCTCCCTCATCTAAAAAGTTAACGCTACTAAAATTATATACAGCACCAGCAGGGCTTATTGTGCTTGACAAAAATGTGCGTATTTTAATTCCGGTGGAAGACGACTGAACCGCTGTGTCTGGAGTTCGGAGACCGTATACGAATAAAGTAGCGGTTGTATTTGCCACAACAGGATTATTTCCACTCAATATGAATGACGCAAAGGATGGTGTCGCGGTCGTAAACATCAAATTTTGATAAGCAAACGAACTCGAACCCTGTAAAAGTTTTATCTCAAGATTCACGCCATCTAATCGCAGTAAATTCGGAATTTGTATCATCATCATGTCACCCACACTTAATGGATTCGTCAACGCAAAATCCAACTTAAAGACGGTCTGACTACCAGTTGGTGTTTCGGTGTTCGAATCGTCTCTCTCAACTAATTTTGCCAACGGGGTAGTTGTTATTCTACGACACACCTGATAGTTTGTATCCAAGTCATACGTCTTACTGCTGAATATTTTAACAATCTTCGCTGAGTCAGTTGAATATAAATTTACGGCAACCAAAGTCTGAGAACCGGAAGGTTCTGCGGAATTTTCTAATGTAATATATTGATTATTTGTTGGCGCTGCGGGTGCTGTTGTCGGTGTTTTTACACCGTTAATTTCTAGTTCATAGGTTGCGGGTCCAACATCAGCGGCGGTTTGCTGTGGGGTATATGTTATTTCACAATTTGTTCCTACGGTTGCGACACTAAGGCCGGCTGATGGAGCTGTAATCGTTTCAATCACCGGCGCATTACTACTATTCAGTTTCATCGTCAAGCTCATGCCGGTCGCTGTAGTATTGCTGGCATAAATATTCGGTATCGTTATCTTAATCGTTTTGGCCGGATTTTGACCACCCTTTAAGTTGGTTCCTGCGGTTGTTTTGAAGATGAAGCGGGG